TATAGAGGTCCATTCTCCGACTATAACATCGCCAAGAACAATATCGGCTCCAACGAAATTACCTATACTCCCTACAGTGCCAGCTCCGATTACGCAGTCACTAAGAGCATGAATAGCCATGAACTTACCAGTGACTGTAGTATCGATAATTCTTTCTCCGCCGTAGTGACCTACTTGTTTTAAAAGGGTGGATTGTGTTGATGTGGACATACAAATACATACACAAAAAACAAGATCATGACAAATATTTCATGACAAATATTTCATGACAACTCTTCCAACATTTTTCTTTTCGTCAGAAATAAAACCTTTAAGAAAAACATCAGAATCAACAAGCTCTATTGATTTAACATCAAAAACCAACCTTTGATCGTCAAGAAATAGTTCTTTTAAATAACCTGTCTTTATTAAAAAACCGCAATCACCAGATAATATCTTGCCGTCTAGGTGTTTTGTTAAGCTATTTGTTCCTATTATTTTTAATTTGCAACTCTTCATAGTGCTTTTTTATTTCGTCTTTTGGAAAGTAAACTCTATCTATACCATCATCTTCGCTGTCACAATACCTTACCTTTAAGTGTCTTTTAAGCCAATTTCTGTAATTAGATTTTTTAAACACCCTCTCTATGTCTCCGTATATTTCATTTACACCAAAAAAATCAAAGGCTTCTAGCATTTCTTTGTAAAAACAAAGCCCGACATGTAGCGGACCAAGCCTTCTTGTTGCCTGATTGGGGAAAGCATAGCTTAGATTTATACCATCTTTTTCTTTTTTGAAGAAGGTGAAAAACATATACTCTTCTTTATCAAGAACGCATAAACTTAAATCGCTATCCCTTAGATCATCCATTAAAGATTTTGAACCTTCAATTCTAGAAGACATGCTCTTCATAGAAGCTGCATCGCCATAAGGGAAAGATTTTAAATAATAAAAAGAAAATAGTCTTTGAAATTCTTTGTCATCAAAATCTACCTTTTTTAATTTTAGTTTTATAAATTTCATGTACTTCTTTTACATCATTTTTTGTAACAGTAAATTCTGGGTATCTCTTACCTCTTACATGTTTAACCTTAATTCTATTAAGGGAAGCTCTCTCTAGATAATTAAAGTATTTATTCGCATTGTGGCCTCTTTCTAAAGATGCAAAAACTTTATCTAAATTTAACGAATCCAAAGCGTAATCAAGGATGCAAAGGATACAGTAAAAATTTTCAATAATGCTCAATTTTGATTTTAAACTGGGACAACAAAAATCAATCATTAATGTTTTTTCTGACTCGTCAACGGTACCAAATAATATAAAGGCCAATTCATTGTTTTTATCTTTCATGCAATAAGAATTACTGCAGTCTTCTTTTAAATCAACAAATAATCCGCGAGCTCTACTCTCGAGTCTTACTTTAGAGTTACTAACGAACCCGTTGAATGGGTTTGATTCCGATAAAAAATCACGGAAACATTCAAAAACGGACTCGTCTTCAAAATCTAAATTAGATATCATTTTTGTTTTGTTTATTGGGGTATATTTTAACTGAGGATTCCGTATTGCTGGAATCGTCAAGACAAACCTTGTAAACCTCTCCGTTTGTAAGGTTTGCGCAGTCAACAGCCCAAGAATAACCGCCTGAAATTGAGTCCGAATAACTTTGCTGATACTTACCTTTTCTATCTAACACTCTATAAATAATATTGCTCATTTTTATTTTTTTGTATACTTATATTATGGTAAAAAAAACATTAATATCAAATTAAATTTTTAAAAATCAATTTTATGCATTACTATATAGAAATAGTGTAATAAAAACCATGGAGAAAGGCAAAGACAAGGCGGCAAGGGCTCTATTTGAAATAGAACCAACGGCACTTATTGAGTTATATAGAATATATCCAGATGTAGAAAAAAAGCCTGAATCTTATTTTAATATACATAACGGTTCTGTTTTTGGAGGAGGAGTAATATGGCAAGGTGAAACTTACGCCCCGATACCAATGGAAACAGAAGGGTTTTCTGTTTCCGCATCTAAAGTAAACAGACCTTTAATTAGAATATCTAATAAAGATTTTTTTGTAACGAGCTTAATAAAAAATAACAATGATTTTGCAAATGCGAGGGTAGAAAGAAGAAAAACCTTTGTAAAATTTTTAGATGATGAGAATTTTGATGGGGGAAACCCTTTTGGGGAGTCAGATGCCACCGCCAATGTATCCGTTGATTTTTACTTAGTGTCTCAAAAAAGACAAGAAAACAAAGTATTTGTAGAGCTTGAACTCACAAGCCCATTAGATATAGAAACCTTAGAATTAAACAATAGAAGGATATTAGGCAAATACTGTTATTGGAAATATAGAGGTCCTGGATGCGAGTACCAAGGAATACCAATAGAAAGAGACGATTCAAGGGAGTTTACAAATACGGATGGCTCACCGTTAACTGTTCAATCAAAGCAAAAAACAAAAAATCTTGGTAGGAGCTTCCATAAGATGCCAAATTTTAATTACAACAATCCAAATGATCTTTATTCTTTGGATAGTTTTTACTACAGGGGTTCTATTGTATTTAAAGTTAATCAAAAAGTAAGAATTCAAGACCCAATAGATCCAGAAGCTTTTCGACCCCTTTTAACTTACTACGTAGCTAGAAAATTTGTACCAAGAGGAATCGATCCAGAATCATATCCCGAATACTGGGAGAGAGATGGGTGCGGAAAAAAAATAGCACAGTGCAAAAAGAGATTCACAAAAATAGAATTAGTAAACTCGTTTAGTTTTAGTGAGGTTTACCAGCAGCGATTCTGGAATATACAAGAAGCTAGCAAGCTTCATATGACTTATATTAGACCAAAAAATAATGCTAACACTTATAACAAAAAAATATTAAACGCTCTTACATTAAACTCCAAAAGCTTCGGAGCTGGTTCTGACTGCAACTCTGGAGGAAATGACACATCCTTAACAAAAGCATTTACACTTAGTATCCATATAGCTGAAACTTTTGGAAGGCAAGCTGAATCAGCAGGTAATGATGAGGTGGCTAATGGACCACCAGTGATCAATCTGTTTAAAACAAGCAATAGGACAGACGGGCTGAAGTATTTTGAAATAGGAATGTCAAGAGAAAGGGGCACTATAGTATTGCTAACAAGCTCTAGATCTCCGAGTATAGCATGCGGCCTCGTACAAAATACTATAGAGTTAATACCTAATATTAAATTGGTTAATGAGAATGTTGATCTTTTTCATTGTCAAGATTTGCTTCTAACAATTTCAAAAAGAACGGTAAATGGTAACTTTGTCATAGAAACTCAATTATCTGGAATAAACAAAGGAGAAGCTCAAGGAGGTACTGGAGCGAATAGGTTTTTTGAATTAGAAAATAATATTACTCTAGAAAATATAGATACAACAGGTACTGATCGCATAGTTATGTTTGGGGGTTCTTCAAGAAGATATCTTAAAGGCTCAGAATATATTTATGATTGGACTCACTCAAGGATGAATGTGGCTACTGTTGCCTTTTGGGACAAATACATAAGTAAGTATGCTTTTTCAGAGATGCTTGGCGAAAGAGTTTATAACGATCAATTGTCATCAAAAATAATTAAAAAATACGACACTCTTGAGGATTTTATTGATAACGCTGGAAGCCATCCAATAAAATCATGTATTTCGTTTTGGCAGGAACCTTATTTTAAAAGCAATAACTGGTATGTGAAAGAACATAGACACGGCAATGACCTGCTAGTTAAAGGCAATGATAAGGGGTGGGCGGGAAATAGTAGAACATTTAATTACTGGCCAAGTAATAAAGTTTACGCAGCTGGGTACGATTTCTTAGGAGGTTTTACAGAAATAGAAGCGAATACAAAATCAAGCATCCAAAGGTTAGAAAATGTAGGAGGTATGCCTTTTGGAGGTTTCCCTGGAACAGACGGATATAGTTATACAACTTAAAAAATGGAGATATACAAAACAAAACAAATAAAACGCGCCATAGATAAAATATCTGAAATATCAGAGTCAAAGGTTTCTCAGGAAGTGTGCGGTTTATTAGGCAAAAAGAAAGACTATTATGTAATACAAGAGTGTATCAACATATCGGAAACCCCTAGAGACCAATTTGTACTTGATCCAATACAATATGTTTTATTTAAAAATGAATACGAACCAATAGCTTTATTCCATAGCCATATAGTTGGAGATGAAAGTCCTTCTGATTATGATGTTTTAATGTCTGAAAATAGCTGTTTACCATTTATGATATACTCCTTAAATACCAAAGCTTTTTATATTCATGTTCCCAAGAATTTAGATGTTGATATAGAATTAGTTAAAAAAACCCAATACAAAATAGAAGAAAATAAATATGACGAATATAAAAATATACGGAATAATGTCTAAAACCTTCGGAGAAGAAATAGATCTGAAGGTGGGATCTATAAATCATCTTTTCGATGCTATAGATGCTAATAGGCCTGGTTTTATACAAAAAATCAATAAGCTGGCAAAGCTTGGCTTCCATTACGCTTTGATCATAGATGGCAAAAGAGTTAAAGATTTTAAGAGACCAAGTGTTGTTAAAAACCCCAAAAAGATAGAGATAGTTCCATTGATTGCTGGTAATGGACTAGTTGCTGGAATCGTTGCGGGAGTTGTTTCAGTAGTCTCAACAGTGGCCGCAGCTGTAGGTGCTGTGTTTGGAGCTATAGGTGCAGGTCTTGGTGCTTTAGGGGCAGCTATTGCTTCTGGTGGAGCCTTGGCCAACTTCGCTCTTTTTGTTGCTGGAACCGCTCTTTCGATGTTGCTAGCTCCTTCTCCTGATTTTCCAGACGCAGTACAACAAAAAGTATCTACAGCTGGGTTAGAAAGGTCATTCGCTTTTGCGAACAGAAGTAACGTAGCAAGTCAGGGTTCTCCAGTACCAATTGGTTATGGCAGGTTGAAATTGGGCTCGCAGGTAATACAAGCATCATTAAAAGCATTCCCTCAAAACGTTTTACCTCAAGAAGCTATGGTTAGAAATCCATATAATTCTGCTGGAGATATAGCACAAACAGATACAGTAACAGAAGTAACATAAAATGAAGCATTTCGAAAAAAAGGCAAGTTATGCTGGGTCAAAAAAAGGAGGAGGAAAGCCGCCACCTCCAAAACCACCAGTACTAAGGCCACCTAAATTAGGGAGTTATAAAATAGGAGCTTCTTATCAGTTTTCCGAAAGTGTTGATTTAATATCTGACGGGCCGATAGAGGGTTTTTGTAATAAATTTGGAACGATTGTCGATTCAAGGAATTTGCTTCAATCTGTTTATTTGAATGATGTCCCAGTAGAAGAAAGTACTCAACCAGCAAAAACAAGAGTTACAGATACAGATTTTGAAGTTGGAAACTTAGATTTCTCTTTAAGAGTAAAAAGTCTTTTTGAAAGTTTAAAAGAAGGTGGGCCTGGTTCGCTAAATTACGACCGAGTAAAGAAAAGAAATATTAAATATTCAATTGCAAAAAAGTCAGGTGGAAAAAGGAAGAGAATCAGCACGACAGAGTACGACTTTAACTGGAATATAAATCTATCAACATCCGTATCTACAACGCCTGGATATTTACCTTTGTCTCACTGGCAGAACGTAGGTTTTGAATCCTATCGCAACGACGGCAAACTATATAAAATCTACGGCAAACAAAATAGATTTTATACTTACAACGGCAGCATAAATCAAAACTATAATCAACCGCTTTATTTAGAACAAAGATTTTTTGAAAACAGATCTGCTAACAGAATTAAAGATCAACGATTCAATAGTGTAACTGGTGGTTTTATTTTTGATTTTCAAAAGTCAATATCAAGAATAAATCAAGATTGTTTTAGAGGGCCGTCTCGACTCAAGTTACAAAAATCGCAGTGCGACAGACCAAACGTTGATTATGCTACTTGCTTGGAAGACTATACAGAAAACGGAAATCCAAAATCAGTAGACGCAGTTTGTCATAGAGGAGCGTATCAAATACAAGCTGTATGGGCTAATCAACAATCAAACAAATGGGAATATCAATACCTGAAGAAAAAATTACAGTCCTTAAATGTAAAAATACCAGCTGGTGGTGTTACTTTTGATTTTATAAAACAAATAGTTTCATCCAGAAATGCAGGTACTCCTCAATTTGCAACACGTTTTACTGGACAATCACAAGAAAATCTACTTGGGCCTTATATTGCTTTTGGATTTACAGGTGTAATAGAAGGCTTCACTGCTTCTGATAAGGATATTTTTGTGCAAGATGCCATTGTCCGAAGACATGAAATAGATTTCGTTTGTAATTTAGACGATCCAAAATGGAACGACAGGCAAAAAAGAGTAGTAAATCTATTAATACCAGAATTAAACCCAGAAAGTGGAGAGTGGAATGGTAAAGTTAAAGGTTTCTATTTACACAATTTTGAATACGAAACTAAAACTAAAAGTGGAGTTCTTGCTAGCAGGTCGCCACAAGGAGCGAGGATAGATGCAGTTGGCGAGGTTTACAATACAAACATAATAGAGAATGACGTTGCTTTTTATAGAAACGTAAATTCACTAACTGTTTACAAGGTAAACTCATCTAATTTAGATAGCACACCAAAATACAACTACCTTAATATACTGGCTGAATCTAGATTGGGGGATGGACCACAACAACAAAAACCTCTTTCGTTTTTTAAACATGTTTATTTAGATAAAGACATAAGAAAAGCGTTAGTTGGACCATTTACGACCAACCCTGCTCAAAGACAACAGTCATTAATAAACTGGACTCTCGACGCTATATATAAGGATGCCAATGGCCACCTAAAACAAAGATCTTTACATGTAGCCGACAAGGAAAATACAAGTATCTATGGTCCTTATAGAGTTCCTTACGACACTGCAATCCCTGGAATGAAAAGAAATCCAGACACAAACGAACAAGAATGGCTGAGAGCGTTAGAAGAGGGAAGTAAAGATATCAGACAATCAAGCAAAAATTATTTCAACTTCTCAGACTGGAACAGTTACAAAGAAAACTTCGACGAACAAGCTCAGCCAATAACACATGTTATATCAAATCCAAACGTTGATGAATGTTACGTTACTTTTGGAATAGAGGCTTTAGTAGACTCTCTTCATAGAGATCAAACACAGCAGGACGGAAGAGGAGATTACCTTGGCTCACCTATACCAGGAATATTAAATATAAGAATAGAGGTAGGATATATAAGTCCTAAGGGAGGCGATGAGGAAGGGAAATTTGTAAGGACTTATGATAGATTTTTCAGAATTGTTTCCCTAATCGAAGGGACGGCAGCTTTAGATATAGGCAACCCAGACAATAGAGAATCTTTGGTTGAACTAAACTATGTAAAGGAGATGTATAGAGATGAGGGAGGTTCTGAGAGTAATTATTCTGGAGGAGTAGGCGACCCTTTTGAACTTCCATCAGCTGTATATAATAGTAGCTATTCATACGAAGAACTTCACAGGGAAAGATATATAAGAATAACAAAGCTTTCTACAGAAGGAAACTCTTCATTAATAACCAAGGCAATCAACGTAGCTAAAGTTACAGAAATAATACCTCTTACCTTTAATTATCCTTATTCAGCCTTTATGGCAACCAAATTGGACTCAAGAACGTTTGGGCAAATACCAGCTAGAAGTTATGACGCCAGGCTAAAAAGAGTCAAGATACCATCAAACTATTCTCCATTAAATAGGGATGGTTCAGATAAAAGATATTGGAGTAATGCAGATGAGCTGAAAAAAGCTGGTCAAATATCGACCACAAGAGTATACAATGGAGACTGGGACGGAACCTTTAAAATAGGTTGGACCGATAATCCTGCATGGATATTGTATGATATGTTAACAAGTACAAGATACGGTTTAGGTGAACACTTAAAGCCAGAAAACATTAACAAATGGCAACTATACAAAATAGCAAGGTTTTGTGACGCAGTAGATTCGGACGGTTATTTTGTTGGCGTTTCAGATGGATTTTCTAAAAGCGGAAAAGCCATAGGAGCTAGAGAAGCTAGGTTTACATGTAACATATTTTTTGATCGTGGTACTAAAATTTATGACGCTTTGAATTTAGTGTGCTCTACATTCAGAGGCATGATATATTTTGATAATTCAACAGTTAGCTTTTCGGACGATATGATAAAAAGGCCAATTATGACCTTCAATAATAAAAATGTTGTAAACGCTACATTTAACTACTCAAGCTTACCTAGAGACTCAAAATACAACGCTATAGAAGTATCTTACATAGACGCACTGGACGGTTACAAACCAAAAATAGAATATGTCGAAAACGAGCAAGATATAATAAAAAGAGGTTTGTTTAAAAGAACTCTTAATGGGTTTGGGATAACTTCACAATCACAAGCAAAGAGAACTGGCTTACATATATTGTATTCGGCAGAAAAAGAAAACGAAACTGTTAATTTCGTTGCTGGATTAGAAGGTATGCTTTGTAAGCCTGGAGATTTAGTAATAATTGACGACGACCTAAAGACTTTGACTAGTAATTTCGGTAAGGTGCTAGATGTAAATCCAGAATCAGGAGTAGTGAAACTTTCAGAAAGAATAGATGCCGACAGCAACGTAAAATATTTAGAAGATAAGATAACATTTTTATCTCCAACTGGACAACAGACCACACAAGAGCTAGACGAATTACTTCTATTGAAAAGGCATAGGTATGAAGAGTTCGACATGAGCTCTGAATTTTCTAGCTTTATAAACAAAAAGCTAAATGGAAGTTATACTTTTAAAGAGTATGTTTCAGGTTTTGATGATTTAACTCTATCAAGTGATGTCTTTGGTATAGCTTCAGGAGAAAATGTAGTAGATTTGCAAAACCAATATGCTTTTTATACTGGAGAACAACAAGGGACAAAACACTTTTTATGGTACTCTACTCTTTATACGGGATGGATATTTTCTACAGGACAAGCTTTCACGCACACCACTACTTACGATAAGTATATATCGGCTGCATCAGGAGATCAACCTTATGTAGTTACTCGTCTTGATTATTTCAATTCAGTAAACGATAACAGTGCTAAATGGTATAAGTTTAAAACTGCCAACGACGGAAGAGATGCGACGGAATCATTCAATCTTTATCAAGATTTTTTAGGCCTGAGGTACTACGAGGGATTAACTGATCAAGATGTGAGAATAAACGAAACATCTCAAATCATAGAAATGCCTGTTGTCTCTGGTTCTAATAATGATTATGGATCAGAAATTAAAGTTGACGTAAACGATGAAACATATTTTCACTTGCCTTTCGTTCAGGAGGGTAGTATTTATAGATTCAAAACTATAAATAATGATAATACTGTTTATAAAATCTTAACGGTAACCGAACAAGCTACAAACGCTTACTCTATAGTAGCAAATAGATTTGAAAGTGGCAAGTATGAACAAATTGAAAAAATATATACAAATGAATCATCAAGTTACGCAGATCCATACGACAGTAAATACAGTACAGAAGGCAACACTTACTTTCCTCTTGCAAAACCTGGTAACGTTTCTTGGAATCCAATACCTGTTGTAGACGGAAATGAAACTCAAGCAGTTATAGTTGGAGATTTGAGAAAAGTAGCGAACGCAACTGGTTATAGAATTACAGTTACCAATACATTTGGAGGAGAAAGAATATCAGCAACTACAGAGGATATTCAATTTGATATAGACCAAATAGATCAAAATGGAAATTATATAATAGAACTCACAGCTCTTGGCGCTATTTTTGATAACCAAGACTATTACAGTCACTATCTAGATTCAGACCCAGTAGTGACCCCTGTCGAAATTGATTTTATACCCGAAGAATTATCTGCAGACAGCTCCTTTGTAGGTGGCGTTATTATAATTTAAAAAATAAAAATGAAAGAAGAACTAAAAGAATTTAACCCAGGTTTTGATTTTGATATTCAAGATCTGGAAAGCCTTGGTATAGGAAGTGGTGTACATGCGGACAAAGATGTTTCTATTAGTGTTTCTGTAGTAGACAGAAAAGGAGAAGAGTTGGATAACATAGGTTTAGTATCTAAAAATAAATATTGCGAATCTATCATTTTTGACATAGCAGATATAAGTGGTAATGTAATCGTTGAGAATTACCAAAGCGGATCATCGCCGTCATTGACTATTACAGAAATAGAAAACCAATCTATTTTTGGCGAATACAAAAAGGATTTTGGAGTTTATAGTAGAGTGATAGATTCAACATCTCCAATTGTGTTCTCTGGATTTACTTCTATATATGGGAACAACTTACAAATTTCAGGGATAGAAGCTGTTGACTCAAGCGGAATTCATAAATATGAAGAGCCTGTTTCTGTACATCTTAAAGCCATGCTAGAACCAATGGATGGTTGCGATGGTGTATGGTATAACAACGAAATCTGGGACAACAATGAAATCTGGCCTACAAGTGTTTATATATACAGCGGAGAGATGCAAGAATTAAATACTGTAACAAGGTTCCCAACTCATTATACACTAACTTGAGAAAGACAAATTGATTCTGG